AAACCTGACTAAACAGATACAAATGATAAACGAAAAAAACATCTACCGAGAAACAACGAACATTGTATTTAAAAGCATATAATTCGTTTTAATGAATGCTAACGGTCAAGCATAAGGTGAGTAGCGCACTTGAAAAGCTACACTTTCAAATTAGTAATAAATTAAATTTAGAAACATGAAACTTCGATTAAACAACAAGTTGCGCTATTCACTTTATGCAGTGTTAGCGTGCGTTTTTCTCTCTTCTTGCTCGGAAGATATTAAATACCCTGTCTATTCACTCGAAAAAATTGAATATGTGCCTGATAGCCTAAAAGTTAAACACAGGGCTTGGATAACAGAAACAATACGAGCGGCAAGCCAACACATGACTGGTGGCGACTATGAAGATGTTGATGAAACTATTATACAAGCTGAAAGGACTGCTGACCGATTGTTTCAAGTGAATGTTATTGGATTGAGAAAAGAGATAAACGAAAACTATTGGAATGACTTACACTTAAAACCAACCGAATTAACCCAAAAAGAGAAAGTGATATTGGATAGTTTGCTAAATGTACGCTAACGGTTTGAATATGGCAAGTGCCATCACAGACAATAATTAAAAACACTAAAGATTTAAATTATGAAAAGACTTATCCAAAAATTACGAAAGGCATTTGCTATATTCTTTGTTAGGCGTATGTACGTTATAACTCAGATAAAAGCAGGTGTTAAATATTATTATATAGGTGAAGATAGTAGATGGACACCAATGTTTGAAGGTGCTAAACACTACAAAAAGAAACCTGATTTTGAATGGATAGGTATGTTTTATAAAGTAGAAGAGTATTACGCCTAACACAAAAGTAAATAACGTGCGGAGCATGGTATTTACTGACTGTTTTCATCCGTTTTAATGGATGAATATAAAGATTATAAGACAAATTCAATACTATGAGAAGCAAGATAGCGAGTAGAATATCGGGCAATACAACGCCAGAAACCAGGCAAAAAGTTCAGCGAATGGTGGTAAAACACTTAAATCGCGGCAAAACCTCACATAAACTGCCAAAAAGCTCCCTACACAGAGAGGCATTAGTCATAATTTTGTCAGGATTGTCGTTATTAGGGCTTATCCTCTTGGCGTTGTCGTATTATTTATCGTAATTTGAGGCATGATCGAACAATACAACATACTATTACTAACGGGATTGTTCCTAGTCGGGATGGTTGTCGGAGGTGCTGGGGTGGGCTTTATAGTCTATCAGTGGCTAACAGAGCATGAAGAGGTAGATCCACAAGACATATACGATGTATGAGACTATTGATTATACTTTTATTCCTTGCGGGGTGTGGAGAGCCTATTGACTGCAACTGCGGGTTTATACACGAGGACAGGGTGCAGGATCACTCCATACTCGTAGAGAATAACTGCACAGGCAACTACAAGTGGTTTTATCTATCACGTGGTGAGTGGCTGAACGCATATCCAGGAGAGACAATTTGTTTTGATAACGTAGACGAATGGTAATAATAACCCCAAGATGACACACCAAATAGACGAAATAATGGACTACTTCGATTTCGAGAAAGTCCACAGAGCCGCCTAAAGAGAAATAGCAAAAAATCAAAACATGAATACCAAAATACAAGCATTCTTCGTCTTAACCGATGAGGACGGGGCAATATTAACAGAACCCGAAAAAGACAGACCAATCATGTTCCCAAACATAGTACAAGCAGCAAAAGCCCAAAAAGCACTAGCAGAACACACTGAAAGCGAATAACACCTCAAGCTCGCCCCTAAGGAGAAACTGAAAAATTATGTGTACTTGTACCCACGCCCCTGACAAAACCGTGACAAAGGGTCCCCCTTATGACATAACCATGACAATAGGCAATGTCATATCTTTGTCACATTACAGGCAGTAAATTTCACTAGTGGTTGTAGAAATAGGGGTCTCCAGGCGGTGGGCAATGCTGCCTAAGCCCGCGCCAACACTGAGAAGAAAATTTCACTAGTACTTTTATGACATACATATGACACTACATATTGCCATATATCCTGGATCTCATATGCCTTGTTTTTAGCCTGTATAAGCCACTTTAAATACAAAGTGATACCTACATACCACCCGACCCGAGATAGTCGCCATACGGCGCTGTAACAGGCTCTGACAGTGTTTCTGTGGGCTGCTAATACAGTAACACACATACTTAACCTATCTTACTACTATGTTATACAAGGTACTAAGGGTAAACAAGGGAGCTAATTTAGGGCAATAAAAAAGCCTAGGTATTATCTAGGCTTGGACGTAGAAAACCCCTCGTATTAGGAGGGGTTAGTGTTGTGGTGTTTAGTTATCAGAACTCTTTTAGAAAGTATCTATATAACTCTAGTTTAGTGAACTTCTTTCTATATTGGGTACATTGAGTCAGGTAAGCGTTTGTTGCCACCTTAACAACGTTGTCGGAGTTTAGCCAGTCGTTAAATAGTTCTTTCATAGTAATTCGTTAAGTCCTTTTAAGATTTCCTGTTCCGTGTATCTTGTTAACCCGTGAATCATCTCGCTATTGATTGACCTATGATTGTTTTCCGCTGACTCTTTCAAGTGGTTGTATAAGTCTTTGGGCATTCTTATCGATGTTGTCTTCATGGTTGTTATTAATTAAGTACAAAACCTTGCTTAATACCTTCGAATTTATTTGCTTTTGTTCCTTTAAACGATAGCCCGCAAATAACGTTTTTTTCGTCTAAAAATCTTAAATCATGTTTGTCAGCATTGATAACTTTATACCCGTTCCAACCTTCGCTCATTGCTTTGTCAAGGTCTGCAAATACAGCAGCTAAGTTGCCGCCTAATTGCAGCACGTTTAAAGCGTCTAACATATTGTCTTCAGATAGGCTGAAGGTCAATTGATAATTAGAAGGTAGCCCACCGTTTAAATATTGGGTCATTCGCTTATAACTTTTGGTATAATCGTAAAACTGCACATTTGGGAAAAGGTCTAAAATCCTTTGTCCGTTGTACTTGTAATTTTCTACGGGTAAATCGCTTGTACCGTTTAATCGTATACATGGTGTCATATTTTCGCGTTCCGCTTTTCTTATTAGACCTTCGATATCTTTTACAAGGTTGTACATAAAACCTTTGTTATCCGTTCTAAAATACTTTGTTTTGTTTATTCGTGCGGTTTGCACGCTATTAAAAGCCCCGCGCCCCGCTATATATAAGCAAGATGCTGTACAACCCTTGCTTCTATTGTGACAAACTTCAAAACCCGCTATGTTTGCGGGTGCTAAGTACATAATACCCGTCAGGTATCCTAATTTTTCCCCTTTTTGTGTTTTGGCGGATGAAATACCAATTAATTTTCTTCGTTTCATTTTTGTTGTTATTTTCGTGTTGTTTATTGCTTGTTATTTGTTTAAAATTATCTATTTAATATTAGTAAGTGTTCCAAATATTCAACCTCGTTTTTTGTCGCAAATATTTCGCCTGCTACCTCCGCTTTAAGTTCATCATTTGTAAACCTATGAAGCATATCTCTTAATTTTTCAAGGTGGGCGGATTGAATTTTAATTCTTGTCTCGATTGATTGTTTTGTAAGTGTATTCATATTGTTTATTTTATTGCCCGCAATAATTCATGCACCAGTCTTCAAACATTTGTATGAGCCGTCTATTTTTATTCATCTCTAGACTATAGTCGTATTCATGCAAAAACTTATCTTTTAATTTGCGAACCTCCTTTTCCCCGAAGTTTTCAAAAATTCCCCTTGTTTTGGCTGTTTTAATTAGCCTGTTTTGTTCCGTTGTTAGTGCTTTGTCAATGTCCATACTTGTTTGATTTTGTTACCACAAAGGAACACTAAAATAGCACCACGATGCAAATAAGTTTTGTCATATTAACGTCACGAAATAGACGTAATAATAATTGCGCGCGCGCAGGTGTACGAATAAACTAGCAGAATAACAAGAAACCCACCTAATTTAGAACGATTCTACATAACCAGGACTGGTAAGAACTACAAAAAAACAGGTAGTACTAAAATAAATATACTGTCACATTTCTGTCATATTCTGAAATGTCAGAGAAATGTCATGATCCAGGGAAATGTCATAGGAATGTCATATAGAAATTTTAGCCCCCCCTATAAATTTTTTAATAAAAATAGGGCAGACCCCCCC